TGTCTCAAGTGGGGGTACAGGACAAACTAACCTTGCCAGCGTGTCTGTTGGGTCGGCGACTACTGCGACTACTGCGACTACCGCTACTAACATAGCAGGTGGCACTGCGAATCAGATTCCGTATAACACTGGTGCGGGTGCTACATCGTTTATCGTTGCTCCTACTGTAGCTAGCACCTTCTTGCAATGGGATGGTACTGCGTTTACATGGGCAGCAGCCGGAGGTGGCGGCGGTGGGGTTACTTCTTTTTCCGCTGGCACTACTGGATTAACTCCCAATTCCGCCACAACGGGGGCGGTAACTCTTGGGGGCACATTAGCGATCGCTAACGGCGGTACGGGGCAGACCAGTCTTTCTAATGTGTCTGTCGGCTCAGCTACGAATGTAGCTGGTGGCGCTGCTAATCAGCTCGTCTACAACACGAACCCCGGCGTTACAGCGTTTTTAGCCGCGCCCACCGTTGCTAGTACATACTTACAATGGAGTGGGTCCGCTTTAGTCTGGGCTGCTTTATCCGCTTCGGTTTCATCTTTTTCAGCCGGTACAACCGGACTCACCCCATCAGTTTCTACGACTGGCGCAGTTACACTTGCGGGTACTTTAGGTACCGCTAATGGGGGTAGTGGGCGGACCGATTTAACTTATCCTACTGGCCCGGACACTGTAGCTGGGATTGCCGCGACGCAAACGCTAACGAATAAGAAAATCACAAAACGCGTTTCTTCCGCAGCTACTATCGCGAGCCCGCTATCTTGGAATAGTAATAATTTTGACCAGTACGTAAGCACTGGGCAGACCACCAATTTAGTAATCGATGTTGATGCTGGTGCGCCCACAAACGGCCAAGTGATTATTTTCCGTATTAAAGATAACGGTATCAGTCGATCGCTTACATTCACAACTGGACTTGTTAATAGTTTTCGTGCGGTTGGCGTAGTTTTGCCGACAGCAACCGCTGCTAATAAAGTTTTATATGTTGGGGCTATTTACAACGCTAACGAATCACGTTGGGATGTTGTTGCAGTAGCGCAAGAGGCTTAAATGGCGACATACTACTGGGTGGGCGGTACGGGTGACGCCACTCTATCTACGAATTGGGCGGCATTTTCGGGCGGCCCCGGTGGTGCAGGGGTTCCAACTCTTGCAGATAATATTGTAATTGATAGTAATTCTGGGTCTGGGACTATCGACTTTGGGTATACCACTTGTGCGTCTTTAACTGTAACTTCTACTACCTCGATTATTGCAGCCACGTCCAAACATTCTATTGATATATCTGCGAATTGTTCGATCCAAAAAGCTGGGTTTTGTGATTACAACCTTGGGCAGAATGTATATATAACTTTTACCCCCTCACTGACACCCCGAACGATGGCAACTGTGTCATCAAATACTTTCTCGGGGGTTGCATTGGTTGATGCTGATGTAACATTCCCATATATTGCTCCAACTGTTGTTTGGACAGTGGAATCAGTCATTTGCTTCGGCGCTAGTAAGTTAACAATTAATATTTATCTTTATACGGCTGTACTTAGTTGTAATGATACGACACAGTTAGTTTTTGGGAATTCTGGGCGGGTGTATTTTAGGCAGGTTTTTGCAGTAACTAATACCGGTTCAGTTGTCGTTAGCAGTTATACGATTGCGGGTATTTTCTTTCGTCCGACAGATGCTGATTTACCACAGTATTTAGTCTTTGACGGCGGTGGGCATTCATATCCGGCGTTATATTTAAGTACAACAAGTATATCGTCTACATACCCAGCGGGTACTAGTGTGTTCTTAGTGTTAGTGGGCAATCCAACATTGTATAGATTACAGATGGAGCTGGGGAATAAAATAGATTTGGGCCTTGAGTTACAGAGTAATATGACAGTTACTGATAATATAGCTTTTACACAGTTAGCCGCTACTACCACATACCAGCAAAAATTAATTTCGGCCCCCGCTGCTGTTACAAGAAATATCACGGTTAATTCAGCTACAACTTTCGGTACATTATCAGAACCAGTCGCATATCGGCTCTATGTAAAAGATATGAATGTTGTTAACCCTGCGCGGCGGATCCCGGCGTTTACTAGTAATGGTTGTGTTGATGGAGGTAATAACACGAACTGGGATTTTGGTTCGTCTGGATTCCCTATCTTACTAAATTAAGTAATCATGCCACTCAAGAAAGTTTTACCGAAACCCGGCGTCAACCGGGAAAATACCCGCTACACCAACGAACAAGGTTGGTATGTTAGCGATAAGGTGCGCTTTCGTCAGGGTACGCCTGAGAAGATCGGTGGATGGTTGCGTATTAATAACTATACTTTTCTCGGTGTTTGCCGGGCGCTGTTTAACTGGTTTGATCTTAACCAGAGTAATTGGATCGCGGTTGGGACTAACTTAAAGTATTACTTGACCCGTGGCACGCAGTATTACGACATTACCCCGATCCGATACACAACTGCTGCGGGTGGGGCTACTTTTTCGGCGGTAACTGTTCCGCCGTTTAGCTCTACGATTACAGTTACTTGCCCCGCGCATGGCGCGCTAATCAATGACTTTGTGACTTTTAGTGGTGCGGTTAGCCTTGGCGGGAATATCACGGCAGCGGTGCTCAACCAAGAGTATCAGATCGCTTCCATTATCGATAACAATACATTCGTTATCACTGCTAAAGACCCGGTTACCGGGTTACCGGTCACGTCAAAAGCGGCTGATACTGGGAATGGCGGCACGCTTACTGTCGCTGCGTTTCAGATTAATACCGGTAACGTAGTAGCTACTACGCCCAGCCCGTCAAGTACAGCTTCGTGGGGGTTAGGTCCGTGGGGTACGGGTCCGTGGGGTGGTGGGTCAAACACAGTTTTGCCGCTGCGGGTGTGGAGTCAGGGTAACTTCGGTGAGGACTTAGTTTTTGCCCCGCGTGGTGGTCGTATTTATTACTGGGACGCCACGCTCGGCCCATCTGTTCGCGGGAAAGATCTCGCTACACTCCCCGGTGCTGCTAATGTCCCGATCATCCAGAACTACGTAGTAATTTCTGACGTTTACCGGTTTGTTTTCGCGTTTGGGGCCAATGATTACGGGTCGCCAACGCAAAACCCAATGCTTATTCGTTGGTCTGATCAAGAAGACGCGCTGGAGTATTTTGTTGTCGCGGGGCTCCGAAATCATAACGGCGCTTCAATCACGGCAAGAGATACTTGTTTGGACTGATACCGCGCTTTATTCTTTACAGTACCTTGGGGCTCCTGATATTTGGGGAGCGCAGCTCCAAGGCGATAACATCTCTATCGCGGGACAGAACGCGGTTGCTTTCGCAAACGGGGTGTCATATTGGATGGGTGTGGATAAGTTTTACAAGTACGATGGTCGTACTCAAACGCTTCGTTGCGATCTTCGACAGTACATCTTCCAAGACATCAACATTCTTCAAAGCCCACAGATTTTTGCTGGTACCAACGAAGGATTTAATGAAGTCTGGTGGTTTTATTGTTCAGCAAACTCCAACCAGATTGACCGATATGTCATCTATAACTATCTAGAGGACATCTGGTACTACGGGAACTTAGGGCGTACCGCGTGGCTCGACTCTGGGTTACAAGATTATCCGATTGCTGCTACGTATAGTTACAACCTTGTTGAGCACGAAAACGGGGTGGATGACGCCGAGACTCCGGCTGTTGTGCCAATTGTGGCTACCATTGAGTCTTCAGAATTTGACCTAGACGACGGGCACAACTTCATGTTTATCTGGCGGGTGTTGCCAGACTTGACGTTCCGGGGGTCTACCGCGACCAGTCCGAGCGGGGTCTTGACGTTACAGCCAATGGTTAATTCTGGCTCTGGTTATACGACGCCCGCTTCTGTTGGCGGTAATAGTGCGAATACAGTTGTACGTACTGCAACTGTACCTATAGAGGCGTTTACCGGCCAAGTCTTCACGCGCGTGCGTGGACGGCAGATGATCATGAAGTTTGAATCGACCGGGCTTGGAGTAAACTGGCAGCTCGGTTCAATGCGGCTTGACATGCGTAATGATGGAAGGCGGTAATGTCTGGATCTGTTCTCAAGATACAGCCGCCAGCGCTACCACAGGCTACCCCTACTTATCTTGATTCATATCAAGATCAGCTTAATAACGTCCATCGCCTGTTCTACAATCGCCTTACGTCTTCATTCAATGCGCTGATTGATACAGAGGCCGGAGCGGGGAGTCTTTTCACACCGTACGGGGCGTACTCTCGGTTAACTGACTTTAATTTTGCGGCTGCTAACACCGCAACTGTCATTCCGTTGGTGGCTACTGACTTTGCTTCATTTACTTCTTTGTCTCCAAGTGGCGGTATTCAGGTCACCAAAAAGGGCATATACAACTATCAGTTTAGCGTTCAAGCAGTTAATACTAGTAGCCAAATACACGCGCTCTGGTTATGGCTACGGGTTAACGGGGTAGATGTCCCGAACAGTGCTAGTAAGTACAATATTATTTCCAGTCACGGTGGGGGCGACGGGTATGTCATTTGTGTTTGTAACGTATTCGTACAGTTAGCCGCTAGTGACTATGTTGAGCTTGTTGGAGCGGCGGATCAGATAGAACTAGGCGCATTGAATGGGATCTACTTCGAAGCGTATCCCGCACAGGTTGCCCCGTTCGTGATGCCTGCGGTACCATCTGTTATCTCAACCTTATCTTTTGTATCAAACTATCTGTGATGGACGGACTCGATCCCCAAGAGACTGAAGAGATTATTCGTATAATCACTGCGTACTTTCGTAAAGTTACGGGGTCAGAAGAAGAGACGCAGAAGATGCTGGCTGCACTCGTGCAGACCATACAAGAAGACAGCGCCAAGTTAGTCCATCTCGGTGACTACGTTTTCTTAGTCTTGGTGCGGGCTAAGGGGGTGGTTGAGATTCATACGATGGGGGATACAAATAGCCCCCGTGAGCTTGCGAAAAGCATCAAAATGCTTGCTGCATACTTAAAAGGCATTGATGTAAAAATTGCCTACACCTATGCAGAAGACAAGAAGTTTCTTAAACTAGCGAAAATGGTAGATTTAGAAGTTGAACAATATAAATCTACAGCGAATGGCAAACCTATAAACGTCTTCTTGGTAAAACTCTAATGCCCGCCGCTCCGCTGATCCTCGCTTATGCTGGTGCCTCTGGCCTTACAGCGGCGATTGGTACAAGTCTTGCGGCAGCTATTGGTGTAAGTTCGATTGGTACGATCGCCGCCACGGCGATTGGTACGGCGGCGCTGTCTGGTGGGTTGACCGCTATTCAGGGGGGCAGTGTTAGTAATATCCTGAAGTCGGCGGTGATCGGCGGCGTGACATCCTATGCGGGGGGCGCTATTGCGGCGGAAGTGTCGCAGTCAATCTCCTCTGATGTATTTTTCCAAGCCATCGGGAGCGATGTCAGCGGCGCTACCGCAAAAGCCATGAGCGATGTTGCTGGCAATATGGCTGGCGCGATGGCTTCTGGGGCGTTCGTATCTGGTTTCCAAGCTTTAGCAGCGGGCAAAGACCCGGTACAGGCACTACTAAAAGGTGGGCTTACTGCTGGAATTACAGCGGGGGTTGGCTCTACGCTTGACGCGACTCTGAAGGGTCTTGGAATTGATAGTTCGCGTATTTCAACTACATTTACTCGTGCGGCATCTGCTGCAATCGCTTCAGAGCTTCTTGGTGGCTCCACAGAAAAAGCATTTCTTGGGTCTTTGACATCTTCTGCGATTAGTACAGTCGGGCAATATCTTGGTGGGACTTTTAACAACCCGGTATTGAAAGACGCTTCTGCTGGTGTAAGTGACGTTGTTACACGATTTAAGAATGTTGAATCGGACATCCAAGAAAATGCCTATCAGCAGGATTTAATCGTTCGCCAAGATACAAGAATTAGAGATTCTCTCCAAACAAGAGCTACTAATTTACAAAGCAGAATCGATTATTACAACGCAAATGAGGCCGCTTATGATTATGATGGGCGGTATTCTGCGCGTCTTAGAGCGGACGCTGCTACGTTACAAGCAGATGTTGAAACATATAAGACTACAACAAGACCGGCGCTTGAAGCTAAAATTGCAGATTACAAAGATGATTACGATGACTTAACGGAGTCTCTTGGCGGACTACAAAAAGAATTAACTACCGCTATATCCGAGTTTCAAGTCCAAGAACTCGCTAATGCGGCTAAAGTAAGTGCGGCGTTTAATGCAGTCGCGGAGATTAAAGATCTCTATAAAGAAGCGAAAGGGGTCGATATCCCGGATAGTCTTTTAGCTGAGTATCTACCGGCTATTGATCCTGCTAAAAACGTCGCTAACGACCCGACGAGTATTAATGGGCTAGTTCAAGAAATTAATGTTCGTAAAGAAGTACCTGATTTTGACGAAGCTTCATATAAAGCGGCGATGGGCCGGTCGTGGGACCGTTCGTTTAACCCGTACGCGCATTTCTTAGAGACGGGGAAAGACCTTGATATACCAACTAATGCTGAAGATTTAGCAAAATACAACGAGCTTAAAGAAATTGCAGCGAACGAAGGCTATACATTAAAGCCGGAAGATATCAAGTTGTACCGTGAGTTTGATAACCCGGACAAGGCAAATGTTGCTGCTGATCTAACAGAACAACTTGATAAAAAAGTTTTAACGTATTCCGAATTAAGTCAGATTGAAGCGGAAGAAGGCATTAGCCTAACATACGCGGAACGCGATGCGCTCCTTAAAACGGGCGGGACGGAAGAAGAACTATCGTCTAAAGTTCGTGGGATTCTTGATCCACGCTATTTCTCTAAGTCTGAAGCTGAGCAAGCCTTAATTGAGGCTGGAATTGACCCCGCGCTAGCTAAAAGTCAAGCTTGGTGGGCTTCTGGCAAAGACGACAGTAAATTAGCGGGGGCCATTGACAGTTTAACCTTAGATGCTGACGAAGTTTTGGCTATCGCCAAGCAAGAAGGTTTGACACTTACACGTGAAGAAGCTGAAGAAATCGCTAAATCTGCGGGGTCTTCATCGTCCGAATATAATCTAGAGAAAAAAATTACCTCGACCTTAGATGCACGGGGGATAACCTATAATGAAGCTTATAACGCCGCAGCGGCTGAGGGCCATACGTTAACCCCGGATGAATTTAAACAGTTCGCTGGCAAAGCTGGGTCTGAAGCTGACTTGTTAACACAAGTGCAAGGCTACGCTGACAATAAATATACTACACGAGCCGAAGCCGAACAGGCTCTCATTGACGCTGGATTTGATCCAGAGTTTGCTAAACAACAAGCTCTTTCTGCTCAAGGTGTAGGTGAGGGCCGAGTTGCGGATGTAGTAAATCGGTACACTCTCGACGCTGATGAAGTCTTAGCTATCGCAGCTAAAGAAGGCGCGACACTCACCCGTGAGCAGGCTCAAGAAATAGCAAACCGTGCGGGGGTTGGTTTTGCTTATGATCTTGAGGGCAAAATTACTCCTGATCTTGATGCTCTTGGTTTGACTTTTGCGGAAGCTGCGAATATAGCCGCAGAAGAAGGCTATACGCTTACTGATAAAGATTTTGAGCGGTTTAAAGGACAAGCCGGGTCAGAGACTGAGCTATTTAACCAAGTTCGTACGTATGCTGACGAAAAGTACACAACACAGGACGAAGCTAAACAACTTCTTTTAGATGCTGGGCTATCAGAGGAACAAGCTGAGGAGGAAGCTTGGTTTGTGTCAGGTGCAGGTGACCGCACTGCTGCGACTAAGCAGGTTTCTGATCGGTATATTATTGATCAAGAAGAGGATATCTCTGTCCCTATTCTGTCTTTAGACGCGGAAGAAGCTGCGAAGCGGTTAACTGATATTCAGGCGGTTGCTGTACAAGAAGGCGTTAAGCTCTCGGAAGCTGATCTGAGTAAATATTTACAGTCAGACGACAGCATCGAGGATTTACAACAAGAACTAGATGCGTCGAAGTTAACGCGAGAAGAATTGCAGGGTATTGCGGATCGCCACGGGTATACATTAACTGACGAAGACGTTACAAAATTTGCTAACACTGGCGAGACGTACGTAGATTCGTATTTTGATAATGCTGTAACGACTGCTGATGAGATGCGGGACTATGCAGCTACGCTTGTGCCCGAAGGATTTGAGTTATCCGATACTGAGATCCAACAACTCGGCAGTGGAGACGAAGCTACTATCCGCAGCCGTCTCGCAAGCTACGTCGATCAAAATTATATTGATGAAGCTGAGCTACGTGCGGAAGCCCAAAAGTATGGCTATACGTTATCTGACGAAGATATCGAAAATTATGTCGGGCGTGGGGGCGAATCTGCGGTACTTGGACAGGCTAGTGCTGATTTTGACCGCCAGACCGTTGACCGTGCTGAACTTGAAGCGCGGGCTAAAGCTGAAGGCTATACGCTAACTGACGCAGATATCGCTCGGTTTACTGGGCAGCAGGATGAAGTCGATACGCTTGATCTTGCGCAAGACTATTTTGATGACCGATATATCACACGTACTGAACTGCAAGACCTCGCAAAACAAGAGGGGCGTACATTAACCACTGCTGATTACAGCGCGTATACCGGCAAAGTTGATGACCAAGACGCAGTATTAGAACAAGCTTCCGCTAAATTTTCAGACCCGAATACTGTTGACTTGAGTGAGTTACAGGCGCTTGCTGATGCTGAAGGCTACACGTTAACCGACGCGGATATTGCGGCCTATACCGGTCGGCGTAATGAGGCTGAAACCTTAAAAGGTTTGCGGGGTACATTCGCTGCAAAGGGGGTATCAGATGCTGAGTTAGAAAAACTTCGCTGGGCGTATGGTGACCCAGAGATGACACGTGAAGAGGCGCTAACGCTTACTACACAATATTCTGACTATCTTACAAAATTGCCCGATGCCGATACTGTTGATTACGGCGAAGCAAAGGCTATTGCTGATTCTGTCAAATCTAGAACTGGCTATGTGCTCTCTGATCAAGAGATCCGCAGTTTTATGGGCGTGGCTCCAGAGTCAGGTCTTTTACAACGGATGACCGACTATACGGACCCGCGCTATATTGATATTACTGAAGCGCGTGCTGCTGCGAACGCTGAAGGTTGGTACCCCACGGACGATCAGCTTCGGTCGATGGGGTATGTTGGAAAGCAGGACGAGGCTACGTATCTGCCGCAGTACAAGACTGAATTCGATCGACGGGCTTTATCGATCCCCGAAGTTAAAGCAGAGGCCGCGAACTATGGCTATACGTTGACCGATACTGATGCGACAAATTTAAAGTCCGCGCTTGAAACCACAACGCCTGATAAAACTCTTGGCTACGTAGAAAATAACTATTTGCCCGCCGTTCTCGACGCGCAAACTGTTACGGCGGATGAGATTCGAGATGCGTTTAAGTCATACGGCTACGAGCCGACCGATGATGAAGTGGCGGCTATTCAGAAAAACTTTACCCCGCCTACTATCAGCCAGCTTACAACAGCGGCTAAGAATCCGTACGGGACCTATAACCTTCTTAATCGCGGCGCGGATTATTACGCGTTAGGTAATGCCCAAGACCCAGCCAAGCCTCAGGGCGTACTCGGTTATATTGACTCTACTCGAATCGACAACGATGAAGTTAAGCAGTGGGCGCTAGATCAGGGGTATGACGCAGCAACGGCTGCGGCAGTTGCGGCTAGTTTCCAACCAATCAGCCAGCCCGGAGTTAATCTTGAAGGAACTGTTGGGGCACAGCTTCAGCAGGAGTTTGATCGCAACGCTGTGTCAAGCTCAGAAGCATACGACGAATTAATAAAAGCAGGTGTTCCCGCTGACCAAATTTTAAGTGGCGAGACCGCTAAATTTACGGGTGTAGGCGACGAGGCTACCAAACTACGAGCTGCGCGGGATTATGTTGACAAAGTAATTGTTACACCGGATGAAGTCCGCGAACAGCTTATTGCGCAAGGTGTCCCTGCTTCTGCAATCACCAATGAAATGGTCACGCCGTTCGTCCGTTCTGATTATATTCAGCGGACAACTACTACAGACCCCACTACTGGCTACAGCTTTACTAGAATTTCAAGCCCGGTACCGCGTGAAGACGCAATATTTTCTAGTATTAACACGCAGTATGACCCGCTATACACAAACGCCGATGAAGCCGAGCAAGCGTTTAAAGCGGCTGGCTATACCCCGACTCCCGAAGAAATCGCGCAGTTTGTTGGCAGTGGCGGGGAAGATATCCGTCTCAACCAACTGAAGAGTTATGTTGACGCAAACACGCTTGATTTAACTGAGCTTCAAGAACTTGCGGGCATATTTTGATGACTCTTCAGTATCAATTGACGAAGCACGAGCTATTTTTTCTGAACTTGGTTATGAACCATCTAACCAAGAACTCGCGGAGTTCGTCGGCCGTGCGGATGAAGCTGGCTTAGCGGAGCGTATTGAGAAATTTGTTGACCCACTTATGGTTGACGCGGATGAACTCCGCGCTAAAGCAGCGGAATATGGGTACACGCTGACCCCTGAAGACATCGCTCGATACTCTGGTGTGGGTAGCGAAGTAGACGTATTGGATCGGGTTGGCGAGATCTTCTATGACGCAACACAAAAGAAGCCGCCCCTTGCAGACGTGACTGATAGCGTCTTCCAGCCTGAAGACACCACGCAGCCACCTCCCCCGCCTGATACGGGCATCGATCTTCTTGCGGATGTGAATGAGAGCATTTTTAAGCCAACAGACACGTCGCAACAGCCGCCTCCCCCGTCTGACTCAAATTTACCTGTGGTTGCGGATCAGCCGCTAGATATTTCACAGGTTGCGCCCGACGTATCGACTGCGGTTAGTAACGCCCCCTCATCTGGTACTTTGCTAACGGGCCTCCCTGATTTCGACGTAGATGTTGGTGATCTGTCGGGGGTTCTCGGTGACCTTACTTCTACTGTTCCGGGTGGGCTATC